GAGCTGGAATAGTTCTGAGATTTGTTTTCTCAGCTGATTGCTGTTGAACAGTCCAGTCATCTGATAGATAGTACATTCTTTCATCCGCTGATATTCTTATCATATCAATGGCAAGATACTCCCATATTACAACTCTTGTCCCTTCCTTATTCCAGGTACCTTTGACAGCAAATGCTCCAAATAATTCATAATCAAATGCCAATTGCTCAACAATCTCATCCATTGTAAAGTCAGAGAATGGATTCTCAAGGAACCTTTGTAAGGTACCGGTTACAACTTCAATCCCTCCACCAGCAATGTAGTGAGTTTTATTCTTGATGATACCCTGGTGCCAAGCTGATCCATTGAAAAGATCCACTAAAAAATAAGGATAGTCATTCTTTTTACCCCACTTAATAAAGCCAAGCATTCTATCTTGCTCTTCGATTGGCAAGACAAAGTCCTTTCTGAATGACATTGATTCAAATTTATTCATATATGTTGAATGTTATATTTGTTGAGAATTCTGTGGAAGGTGAATCAATCTCAAATACATGAGCTCTGCCTTCCTCAACCAAACCATCTGACAATTCTGGATCAAGATTGGTTGGTGATGTTTGCTGATAGATTCTATATGTGTAGTATCCATCATAATCAAAGTCAAGATCAACACCATCCACAAGCAAGAATTCATCATATCTGGATGTTGCTGTGCTGATATTAGTCAGGATGCAATAGTATTTAAAGAATGATTGCTCATGCTCAAATTCAAATAGATAGAAAACTGGACTAACTGTTGTCAGTTCCGTTACTGTTACTATCAGATTTGAAGATGTTGCCTTCTGTATTCTCAGCATTTTTAATTAGTTTAGGTTTTCTTTTTTCAAATATGTGAAGGAATCCAAGAGATACATAATAATCCTCTTGACCTCTCTTAATATCAACCCATTTACTCAATAGATTTGACCATTGTTTTGTTCCAATAAACTTTGCTTTTATTTCCATGGTTTCAAATATACAAAAAAAGGAGGGACACTGCCCTCCCTTTATGATAAGAGTTTATTCAATTTTTAAATTGATGGAGATTGCTGACCTATCAATGATAAGTAAACAGATCCAAGAACATCTGGAACTGGATCATTTTCTAATCCACCCATGATGATATCATGACCTAATCTGTCAGACTTCAATACTCCAGATCCATAGGCTGAAGCTTCAGCAATCTGAAGGCCTTCACCGAATCCAAGAGCAACAACAGTCCCATCAGCTTTCTCAACAAGAGCAACAACCTCATTCTGTCCAAGCAAGTGAATCTCTGATCTCAACTCCTTTGTATCTGATGCTAAGATCATTGTCAAAGTTTGTTCATACCAAAGTGTTCCATTTCCTTTGTTAACTCGGATTGGTGCAGTGTAGCTTGATAAGTTAGATTTCAACTTGTACAAAAACACTTCACCAGTTACAGTCAAAGCAGTGATCTCATTGTCAAGAACTGTGGATGCAGAAACATTTCCTAATGGAAATATCATCACTGATTTGATTCCACCCTTTCCATTGGTACAAGTTCTATCATTGTAGCCAAGAGTCATATTACAAGACATAAGATATATTTTTTTTAATGTTTATAAAATAGGGAGCAGTTACCCACTCCCTTGTTAATTTTTAGTTAGGTGAACCAGTTCCATTCCACACTCCGATTTGGCTCAAGAAAGGTACCTGAACACCAGCTCTGAACTTAGAACGTAGGTAGATCACATCATCATCTTGAGAATACCACAAATCAAAGTTTTCAAAGTCTGAGCTTAAGTCAGTTCCGAATACAAATTGAGATGCACGACCTGTGTAGATGTTATCAAGACCATTCAATCCGTTAACTTTAACGATTCTCATGTTTGTTCCTGGAAGGATCAACTCATTTAAATCTCCAATGTTAGCTGGATTGTAGTGGAATAAGTTATCATCAACTAAGTTCTTAGTCAAGAAATTAAAGTTCTCACGACCAGTGAAACAAATAAAGTCATTAGCCTCAGCAACATTTGCTGGAGTATTAACGAAACACTCATAGAAAACATCAAATGCATTGGATGCAGAGATTGATGCAACAGAAGATGTGTTCAAGTTTACACAACCATTTGCAACAGTTAAGAACTGACGGAATCCGTTCATCTTAGCCAAGTTACCTGATCCAGTAGCTTTGTTACCTTTCCAGATTAATTTGTCTAATTCAAATGAATGTAATTGTAATAAGTAGCTGATAATTTGAGCTTCAAATGGAAGAGTCTTATCTTCAGCCATAGCTCCTGGACGTAGACCTAATTGAGTCCAGAATCCATCAAGATCTTTTTGACAAAATGATTTCATGTAACCTAATGTCTCAACTGCAATTGCACGATCAGTGAATACAGTATCTCCATCTGGAGTCATTGTACAATCACCATCTTGGTAAACAATTGAATCATCCATCAATTTCAATTCTTGAGATCCTTTGATCCCTTGTTGAATTGATACATATTGTAATGTGCGAGCTTCAGTAACTGACTTAACAATTAAATCCTCTCTTTGCTCATCAACATAAGCTGCAAGACCAGATACATCCCAGTCGAATTTTGTGCGTAGATATTTTTTTAACGACATTTTATTTATACTTTAGAATTTTTCAAAAACATTTGTCTGGCTGTCAAGTTGCCAACTTTGCTGAATTTCTCAGCCTCTTTGGTTTGTACTGATGGTTGAGCTTTGAAAGTCTCGAAATCACTTTTCAATGAACTCAACTCATTAACCAATGTTGTGTTATTCTCTGCAATAGCTTTGGTCATTTCTGCTAAGCCTTCGACAGCTTTTGAGAATGATTCTAACTTTGCATTTATAATTGATTCAACTTTATCTGCACTCATTGCCTCAGCAACTGGCATTGTAGTCTCTTCATTTATCTTAGCTATCACAGCAGATGCTACATCATAAGCAACTCCCATCTCAAGTCCTAATCTTTCAGCAATCACCTCGGTGATATCTTCCAACACTTGTGGTAAGATCTCAGCAGAGATTGCTTGAAAGTCAGAGCTGGTCTCTTCAACGATAACCTCTCCCTCACCTTCATTGACTCTCTCATCAATAACCTCAGTGATTATTCCTTCAGCATCAACGACAATTGAAACGCCAGCAAGATCACCACTCAATGAATGTGTTCCCTCTGGAGCTGGTATTCTTTCACCATCAGCAACAACAAAAACTGGCATCCCAACCTCAAGAGCATCATACTCTATCACTGTAACACCATCAGTCAATGTTGCTTGTTCAAATGTCTCAACTGACTTTGAGAATTGTGCTTTCATTTCAGCAATCAATTCCTTAATCGTTTGCAATTCTTTGTTCATACTTATTATATTTTATTGTTCGAAAATCCCTAATTCTTTTAGCTTAGCCTCTGACCATCTCTTTGCAGCAAGACCACCCCATAATAAATATGAGATAGTTCCACAAGCTGAATTATCATCTGGATTGTAATATTCCTCTGCTCTTGAAAGATAAGAATACATCCTTTTAATCACAGCTACTGAGACAGTCTGGCGATTAGCCAAAGTTGTGGCTCTTAATCTGCCAACCCTTGTGGCACATTTATTTCCATATTTCTGATTGAGCTCAATTCCTTTCTTGGCATTGTTGCTCACAGCCTCTGGATAGTCATTGTAAAATGTGATATATTCCTGGACCTTCTTAAGCTCTTGATATATGGTTGAGAATTCATGCTCCCATCCTTTGCCAGTCTCAAGCAATTGGAATACACCCTCAATTGAGAAGCCTGTGAACATTCCAGCCTTAGCTGCATCATAGACATCCTTATTAGTCACCTTGTAACTCACAATCCAAGATCCATCATTCTCATCCTTGAATCTTTCTGGAGCTGTGAATCCTTTTGACTCATCAATGATATATGACATTATCATATAGATACCATCAACCACTCTCTTGCTATCATGCTCAAGATTGACATTATTAAAATTCTCTCTCCTGGCATAATCAAATACAATATCCTTGATTGATGATGGTGAAAAGTTTACATAATATTCCTCACCAGTCTGAGGATCTCTTCTGAAAATGGGAGTGTTCGCAGATATAGCAACTCCAGTGATGACTTGCTCCTCATCATTGAATTGATAAGCAATCTTTTTGGCAAATGTTTCAAATGATTTCTCATGTGCTGGATTAGCCACAAGGCTGTTGAATGATACTGTTGTTTCTGGATCATCAAGATCAATCACAATATCATATAGTGGTAACTCTCTAAGCATAATTATTATGTATATTTGTTCGAAATGATTTTTGTTTATCCATACCATTCAAGAGCTGAGTCTGACTTTGAAATCAAGCAATCAATTGCAATGATCCTCAAAGTTTATCCTGGTGCAGAGATCTGGACAGTTGGCAAAGCTGTGCCAGGAATCAAAAATATTCCATGCACTCAACACAACAACATTAGAGGATGTGATGTAACCAATAGGATCCTGACCTTTGCCAAGAAAATTGGAGGAGAGTTTATCTATATGAACAAAGATTTCTTTATCACTGAGTTATGGCAGCCACATGTGGCCATCAACATGAAGAGCCTCATTGTCAATGATGACCATCCTCCACATACAAAGGTAGCTCAGTCAAACACATTGGAATTCCTTAAGCATAACAGCTTCACCGCTTATAATTATGAGACACATACTCCATGTGTTATGGATAGCAAAAAGCTGATTGATCTATTTGACAATATCAACTGGCAGAATGACAATCATTTTATCAAGTCAATCTATTGTAATGTGTATCAAGTCCCATCAAAGGAAGGATTAAATTGTAAGGTATCAACTCCATCTATTGCCAAGGCTCAAGAGTTTATTACACTCCAGGGATGTTTCTCAACTGGAGATCAATTCTGGAATAAGCCTTGTGTTGAATGGATTAAAAGCTTGACTTAGCCTCTTGCAATTGTACTTTATTTTGTGTATTGGTGATGTCAGATTCCAAGACTACCACTTGTGATGTCATTGTCTGACCTTGTTGACCTTGACCAATCTGATTCAAGTCAGTTGTCTGAGCTTGTGTGTTGGCTGTGAATGAACTTGCACCAGCTCCACTCAATGCACCTCCACCTCCAGATGATAATTGTGGAGGAGTTGGAGCAGAACCAGCTTGATATTTCTGATTCATGATAGCCATTGCTTGAGTTATTCCAATCAATGAGGCTGATGCAATTGCAGCAATACCAGCCGGAGATGGTGGTGGTCCAAATTGTGCAATACCTTTGACAATAGCGGAGGCTGTATCAATACCAACTTGTGCTAATCTCAGAGCCTTATCTCTTGCAAATTGTGCCTTCTTAATTTTCTCTTCCTCATTGAATGCCTTGAGCTCTATCTGATATTTTTGCTGTGCAAAGTTCTGCTCAATCTGAGCCTTTTGATCAGCTGTCAATCCTTCTTGACTCAACTGAGCTTGCAAGTTCTTATCAAGATTAGCAAGATCCTCATCTCGATTCTTAGCTATGTTGTTGAGCCTTGCTTGATCTATCTCATTGACAAGAGCATTAATCTTCTTAAGTTCATCCAATCCTTTCTGGGCTCCTTCAATTGCTTGAGTAACTCCCTTAAGTGATTCCTCTCTTGCCTTAATTTCGTTGCCCTTGGCTTGCTCATCATATTTCTTATCAAGCTCCGCCTTCTTTTTTCTGTACTCTTCCTGAGCTTTTAATCCAGCATCATAGAACTCCTCCTCATCAATGGCACCAGCTTGAAATGCTTTTAAGTTCAAAGCCTCTTGCTCTTTGTACCATTCCTCAAGATCAAGCAATTCATTCTCTCTCTCATTGTTTGTGAATCGGATGATCTTATTTCTGAGATCTCTTTTCTTAGCCTCATTCTCTGCAATCTTGTCAAGCTCAATCTTATTGTACTTATTGACAATGGCAATCCTTTCTGCTGCCTCTTGCACAGCGATTTGATTCAATAGCTCAGCATTGCCATGAGCTTGATCTCTTAGCTTATCATATTTGATGGTTGACTCAAAGAGCTCTTTCTCTTGACCTTCCTTCATCAGTTGTAGGCTCAATTGGAATTGCTCATCCTCAGCTTTGATTCTTTCCTCATTTGCTTTGCGTTCCAACTCTGCCAATCTCTCAGCTTCTTTCTTTGCCTCTTCTCTTCTCTTCTCAGCTCTTGCTTTTGCTTTATCAGCTCTCTCCTTTGCTGAATCAGCTTCAGCCTTATCCTCTTCAATTCTCAATACATCAAGATCTTGCTTGAGCTTGACATTCTCTTTGTATTGGTCATTTTTATTTTTCTTAACATCCTTCAAAGATTTCTCAAGACTTTTAACTCTATCCTCATCAACATTCTTAAGTGACTTTTGAATCTTTATCTCATCCTCATAAGCTGCAATCTTTTGCTTTTGTATTTCAAGAATTGCTCTCCCTGATCTTAAGGCCGCCTGGAGTTTTTTCTCCTCAATCGCTTCAGTTTCTTTACCAGCCGCTTGAGCCTTTCTGATTTCAAATGATAATGCATCATCCACAGCCTTGGCTTTTTTCTTTTCAGCTGATAGTTTTTTGTTTAGTTCCTTCTCAGTTGCCTCAGTTTTTTCCTTAGCGTTTTTCTTCATCTTAGCTGTGACCTCATCATCAACTACTCCGAAATATTCCAATGCAGAAACAATGCCTTTAATCAATGGGATGATTGGCAATAATGCTGAGATCAATCCCTTTCCAACTGGTCCAAGTTTGTCGAACCATTTTATTGTGTTCCTGACTGCCTCAGTAACTTTATCCCAGTTGGCAATCAATAAACCAAGACCAACAACAAGAGCTCCAATACCAGTTGCAATCAATGCTAATCTGAACAACTTCATTGCTGTGGTTGATGCTGTTGTCGCTGTTGCAAGTCCAACATTGGCACCAGCTTGAGCTGTGGTTGCCGCTGTATTGGCTAATGTCGGAGCAATTGATCCAGTCAAGACAAGATTCTTAACTTTCTCATAACCGTTTCTTATTTGCAATCCAAGGATAGACTCCTTATTCAAGTTGTTAGAAACAATACTCACAGCATTAACCAATCCTTGAGCCGCTTGCAACTTAACCATTGTCTGAGTCAATGCCTCTGATTCAACACCAGTCAATGCAACTGCTGATTGAATACCTTGGAATGCAGCTGCTCCAGTCTCAACTCCTTTCAAGGCTGTATCAACACCAACAAAGTCAGATGATAAAGCTGTTGTCTGAGCCTTAAGATCACCAATCTCATCCTTAAGATTTGCAGCGTTTCTGATTGCTTGTGCTCCGATCGGAGTCTCAGTCCCAGCTTGTGCAGCTAAGTTCTGATATTCCTTCATTGTCCTGGTTAGATCTCGCATTGTCAACCCTCCAGCCTCAACTCTTGCATTGAGCTCCTGGAGTTTTTGATCAAAGGTATCTATGCCAGTATTATCTGCCGCTGTTTTTTGTGTTGCCTTGAGATCTTGATTCAAGTCATTCACAGCCGCATCCATAGCTTGGATGTCTTGCACACTGTTGCCAGTGTTGACCTTAAGTGAGAATACAACTGACTTCTCTGCCATTATTTATTTTTAATTTCTAAAACTAAAGAATCTATTAAAGACTTATTTAATTCAGAATAAGCAACTTTAAAATAGTCATCAGGATTGCTATTTATCCAATCAGCAAAATCAGCATTATAAATTGTTATCCTTGTGAATTCGTTTGAAGATTTATTATCAATTGGTTTATTTGCATAAACATTTTCAATAACTGCATTCAAAAATATCAAATCATTTGATTCAACAATTTTAGTTTCTATATCTGTAATTAATTGAGTTTGACCATAGCCAAAAATCAATAGTGTATTATAGTTTTCCATTTTAATAAATTACTTCCGTTGTTTTTATATTTGCAACCCATTGAATGTTAGTAGCAATTGCTCCTTGAATTTGTATTCTTAATCCACCATTTGTTGTATCTGCTGCAAGAGTTGGTGTTCCCCAAGCAGGAGTGTTTTGAACAAGTGTTACATTAGACACTAACAAAGTTGTTGCCGCTGCATTTGCTCCCCTTACAAGTAATCCATCAATATCCCAAGCCGCTACATTAACAGTTGCTGTTTGTTTAGCAATTATAGTTCCTTTGAATCTATATGAGGAATTGTTATTTAAAATTAACTGATTTACTGTACTTACCCCAGTTCCATCAATTGTAAAGTTAGTTAGTGTTGCATCAGTAGTTCTTTGAGCAAAGATAAAAGTAGATGTTTGAGCATCCCCAACAGCAGTATGCAATTTTCCGTATGCATTTCTTCCTATTATACTATTGACATTTGCACCACTTCCTAATGCTTGGCTGCTTGTTGCATTTGCTATACAACCAGAACCACCAGCTAAAGAAAGTCTACCACTTGCAACATTGTTTGCACCACCTACAACCGCACTGTGTTCACCACTTGCAGTATTACTTTGACCACCTATATTAGATGTATAGTTGTTAGTTGAAACATTACCAAAACCACCTAACGAAGATGCAGCATAGGCTGTGGCTGTATTACCTTGTCCACCACCTACGGTAGTTCTTGATGCACTTGCCGAATTGGACGTACCTCCACCAACTGTTGAAAAATCAGATGATGCCGTATTTGACGACCCTCCACCTACTGTTGATTGTGTACCCGATGCTGTGTTAGCAAGACCTCCACCAATTGAAGCATCAGTATTGGTTGCTTTATTTCTATAACCTCCCGAGATAACACTATTATTTCCACTTGCTACCTCAGTATTTGTAAGCCTACTTAATTGCAAATCAACCGCTCCCGTTCCTCTTTTATTACCTCCTGAAACTAAATTATCAGGAATATCAGCAATGATAGCCCCGTTACCTTTTGGAATGATTGCAAAATCCGCATTAGTCGCAGCACTTACCGCAGTTAAACTATCTACGGGAGTAGTAGTATTTGGAGCTGTTGTGTTTTGAGCTTCTGTAAAATAAGTTAAACCACCTGCAGCTGTTGCGAAAGATAAAATCCCAGAACCATTTGTTTGTAATACTTGACCAGTTGTTCCATCTGCTGTTGGCAGTGTGTAGGTAGTATTGGCAGCTAATGTTGTGGATGCTTTCAATGCAACATAATTAGTCCCATTGTCACTATCCTCCATGAATCTAAGCTCAGCCGGTTGAGTTGAATTACCTCCAATCAATATAGCTCCAGTACCATTTGGCTCAATTACAATATTTGCATTAGATGCACTTGTGATCTTATTACCATTTACATCTAATGGTCCACCAAGCTGGGGAGTTGTATCAAGGCTCAACTCATTAATCTCTGATCCAGTTACTTTCCTTGATACATAAGTTGCTCCACTAACTTGAGCTATCTCAAATAAATCTGTGCTGGCAATCTTAGCACTCTTGGATGTTATATCTTGTATTTTTATTCCCATTATTTATGGATTTATGATTCTTATTTGACCATCGTCTGTGATCCTTATATCATCATCTGATGTAAACCTTACTAATGGATCAGTGAATGGATCATAAGGTGGAGTCACTATTGTTGTTTGAATACCCTCTCCCTCTATTATGCGAATCAGTTCGACAACTGT